GATTAGCGGGCTTATGTCGTGATCCATCTCACACCTGGCAGAGGAATCCGACTCCGGCCGACCCGGTACCGGCCGCAGCCTGGAGGCTGTCGCCAATCGCCGGAGTCCGCGAGGACGCGAGGAGGAACGCCGCAATACAGTTCGCGGACGTTCCGGATGCCGCGTCGCAGCAGATTCCCCATTGACAGGTTCCGGGAGCGCTTGTGAATGGCCCCCAGGTTAGCTGAGCGGAGTTGTAGATGACGGACGGCGAGGCCGAAGTACCAAGCGACGGCCCGTAGCTCTGCCGCGCGTAGCCGGAAGCCGTAGCGTACTCGTTGATGGTTGCGCCGGCCATGGTAAGCTCCGTCGACTGGAGCGCTCCCACGCCGGTAGTCGAGAGCGCCATATATGTGGCGCCTACGGCCGGGCTCTGCGTCTTCCGGAATACGGCCTCTAGGGCTTGCTTCTCACCATACTGCATGAGCTGGCCTGCGGAGAGTAGAGTCATTGTTCCTCCTATACGGGTGTGAAGTTTGCGGCGAAGTACGCCGGTTCGATTGCGGTAATGCGGTCGATTCCGAAATCATCGACCCATTCCACAAGAGGCCATCCTTCATCGTCATCCTCCAGATAACGGACGGCCGTGCCGTTCTTGAGATCGAGCTTTGTCATTTCGGCCGTTAGCTCCTCGCCTCTGGCCGCCTGACCGTAGCCCATGCCACTCGGATTGTCGTGGAGAAGTTCATCTCCCTTATTCATATTCTCACTTCCAGCTCGATGGGATATCCGAAGACCAGCCGCGAGCCTTGGCGACTCGCTTGATATAGGCGCGAATCCGGTTATGCTCCTCTGGGGTATTCGGCCGGGCTCTACCGACCGAAGTGATTGCCGATGCTAGTGAATTCTTTCCGGTCCTCCTCTCAATGGGGAATCGCGGTGCGTCCGACTGATTCTTGCTCGACGGCGGGAGAGCCCGGCCTGCCTTCTGGAGCCGCTTTCTCTTTTCCAGGTCCGATGCCATTTCTACTCTCCCAGTACCTCGTCCATTCAGCTACTGCGGCTTTACCTCTAAAGCCTTTTGTCTCCCGGCCCCACGCGGCCGATAGTTCTTCATTAATGGATTTCTGCCCCTGGAATACCGGCCGCGCGACGCAGTGGCAATGATCGTGCGCCCGGAACCCGACCGTGGCTTCTGTATAAACTCCTCCGCGACCCGCGAGCATAGAGCAGAATCCGCAGGCTCCCGGAGTTATGATCCGCTCCCATCCGGTCGCCACAGGATCGTTAATCGCCGTCTGGGTGATCGTATCCCGGCCGCCCAGGAGGACCATCCTCGTTCCGGCCCCACGGAGGCCGTCCCGCGCCATTGCCGATGCCGCGTCCGGTTCCGCTTCCTTCAGGTAATGGTTAAACTTCCCGGCTCCCATCGAATTGACGACGCGAGCCAGCTGCTCTAGGTCAAGCTCCTCTCCGAGAACCCGGTACGGCTTAAAGCCCGCAATCACCCTTGAGGCGCCATAATACCGCGCAGCCTCCGCAGCCGTCATATCATAATGGGTCGCGATAACTCCCTGGAGAAGCGGATTGAGCGCATCCCAGGTTTCATTGAACTGCGACGGGACAACGTAACGGTTCCAGAGATTGACAATAGCGAGAGCCGCGCGGACGGCGATAGTCTGCTGCTGTTTCTGGTACTGGCTGAGGAGGAGCCCGGACGCGGCTCCGGGCTTAACCGGCATCCCAGGGATCGGCGTGGTCACTGGCCGGCCTCCGGAGCGCTAGGACGGCCGGAGCCGGGAGGAAGCGCGGCCGGGCTCCCGGACGCGGCCGGAGGTCCCGGAAGGCCGGGAGCGGGCTCCTGGGACGCGGCTACGGCCTGCTGGACGAGTTGCCTCGCCTCCTCGCGCTGCTTCGCGAGCCGCCACGCCGCTACGTCGTCAGCGGTCACTCCGGGAATCCGCGCCCATAGCTCTTCCTGCGGAACCCCAAGCATCTGGGATGCCTTGGTTAGGCCGTCGATAGTCGCGCCGAAAGCACGAGCGCTTGTATCGCGCCAGATGATCACGCCGAAGAGGTCATTCCAGCCTTCCTTGTCACCCTGAGCGAGCGAGGTTAGCCGGAACACATTCCGCCACGGATCGGTGAGGAGCGACTGTAGCTCCTCAATCTTCCGGTCTAGGCCGTCCCGTGCCGCCGCGAGAGCTTCCGCGCTTAGGTTCGCTATCTGGCCCAGGAGGTGGTACGGAGGGACCTGGGAGATAGTCGACATATGCCGGATACCGTCCTCACGGACAGCCGAGTATGGGCCTAGCGCGGTCTCACCGAATTCCCCAAACTTCGTTTCCGCATCCTCAGCCGCCCAGACCCTATCGACTCCGGGCCGGAACGGAGCCGACTCCCTGCCTTCCTCATCGACAGGACTCATTCCCGTAATCCAGCGCTGCCGGAAAGCGGCGAACTGCTCTGATATCATGAGGTTGAAGGTAGTCGAGTTAATCTGGTCCTGGATCGGAATGAGCGGCTCTACCTCGCCAGAGCAGTCGTCCTCGCCGTCGAGGTCGGCCTCATAGAGGAACCGGACCACGGGGCAGACGCCAAGGTCATGGGACGAGACGGGATTCTGGCCGCTCAGGAGCGGGTCCTCCGGGTCGGCTATCTCCAGGCTAAGCTGGCTCCCGCTCCCGGCAGTACCCGCGAGGATATAGCGATTCGCCTCATCATAGACGGAGACGTAAACCCTTGACCTCTGTCGCGGGAGATTTACGGCCCGGACCTCGATTGCGAACTGCGGCCATTCGTCATCCACATCGTCCGCGTAGAAAGCCGTCATCCGGCGCGGAGATACCGGCCGGATTACCGGGACGCTGTCGCCCTGCCGTTCCTCGTCCGTCGCCATCTGGCCCGGAAGCACAACCGCATACGCGGAGCCGTACTTGATAACCGACCTATGGACTCCATGCTGCCGGCTAATCATCCGGTTCGCCCGGAACGCATCCCATTCCGGTTCCGGCCTCTGCGGGCCCAGGGCCTGATTCGCCGTCGCTCCGGTCGGCCTATAGCCGTCCACATGAAGATTCTGGCTAACAACCGAGATCACAAGCCGGAGGAAATTCCGCTTGGCCTTCCGCGCAATCCACTTGTACTCAGCATTGACACCCTTGGGCGTATAGGGACGGTCCTGCTTTCCCCGCACATAATCGCCTATCCGCGTAAGCCGTCGCTGCTCGGAATCGCGCTCAAGCATTGCCTGAGTGGCTAGCTGGACTAGCTCGTCCTGATTAATTATCAACTGAAACTCCAGACTCGCGCTCCGGCCTTCCGGGCTTCTGCTTCCTTACGTTCCTTGTACGTCTTTGACGCGAGGACGAGCCTCCGCGCGTGCCGCGCCACAATCATCGCCACGCAGCCGTCAATCTTCTTAGGGCTCTTGGGCGATTCCTTGCCTATCGAGACTCCCCATCGGTTTGGCCTCCGGCGCGCATTCGTTACGTGCCGCCCCAGGGCTCCGTCGCCGTCGTGGCTGAAAGTTGGGAATTCCGCCTCTATCTCGGATAGGACCATTTCGCACGCCTGGGTGAATTCGCCCACGTGGCTACGCATATCCCAGGCAATCGGCTGCGGGTCGCGTCCTCCGGGAACGGCCCAGACGTCAAGCTCATAGTCGGTCGTAAACAAATCCCGCCAGAGTATCTTGGTCGTCTCTTCCCATTCCTTTACGTCCGCAAAGAAAGCGCAGACGTGGAACCGCTTCTTGACCTGCTCGACTGCCGCGAGGACTTCATCCACCGGGATAAAGCGCGTGCCCCTGGGCTCCCATATTCCAAGGCTAAACGTCCAGCCAGTCGGAATGTGGCATCCGATGAGCGCTGTGGCGTCCTCGACTCGCGAGCCGTCGAATCCGAGAGCTATGTCGTCGCCGTCCTCGATATAGAATTCGGGCTCCGCGAGTCGCTGCCAGAGTTGCTGGGTCGTCCAGGCATCCTCCGGGCTCTCCGGCCAGTTCAGGTAAAAGCGCTTGGATACGTCGAGAGGAGTTAGCGGAGACAGAATACGGTCCTCAACGATATTGTCGGTATCGACCCAATGGGCGTCTCCATAGGCAAACTCAACGGCCTTCCGGATAGAGCCGACGTCATCAAAGTCAACGTCCGGAGGAGCTACCCGCGCGTCATAGAGGATTTTGCCCTTGCCCTTTAGCCGTCCCTCTTCCTGCGCGACCCAGGCGTCAAACGTATTCTCCGCGACGGACTCCGCTCCGGGCTCCCAGGCATTACTCGTCTCGATAATCCGCGAGCCGGACTTACCAACGTTCCGGTTCATAACCTCAGCGAGGTCTACTCCACCATTAGTTGGAAAGAAGCTCTCCGTCTGGTCGAGGATAGCGAACGTCGTGAGTGCGCCTTCCTCCGTAGTAGGCGAGGAGGTAATTACCATTAGCTGGCCGCCGCCAGGTACATGGAAAATAGTCTTCCCAGCCTCAACGTCGTAATCCCGCAAAATTCTCGAGTTTTTGGGAAGTAGAGCCCGGACCATTCGCATGGTATTTATATTGGCCTGGTCATGGCTCGTGGCGCCAATCTGGACCAAGGGCATCCCAACCTTCCGGCCCACACAGCCGCCAATCACGGTCGGATCGAACCGCGCGAGCCGGACCGGCGCGAGTAGCTCAATCATCGAGAGGACGGCCGCAAACGGCGACTTACCCGCTCCCTTAGCCCATCGCCGCACCCCGTGATAATAAAGCCAGCGGCCGTCCTCGTTAAGCGCATACCACCAAAGAATGAAGCGCACCTGGGATTCGATAAACTCCCAGCGCTTTCCCGCGTTCGGGCCGTCCGGCTGCCTAAGGTATTTTGAGGCCCAGTGAATTCCCTCCCAGCCCAGCGTGACCTCTGGCACTCCCTCTGGGAGAGTTACCAGCCGGTCGCGCGGAGCCGGTAGGGTCACTTCTTTGTACTCCTCTTCGCCTTCGCTATCTTGCCGAGGTTCGCCTTGGCCTGCTCCTCCTCGCCGGGATTGTCAAGCTCATCCCATTCAGAGTCGGCTATCGGGCCGGACTCCGGCGAGCCTTCCTTGGTGAGTGGCGGGCTTCCGGGCGCGAGTCGGCTAGTCATAATTCCCTCCTAGGCAATTAGCTGTTCGTGGAGTTTCAGGTACCGGGTAACATAATCCCCAAAATACTTAGCCGGAGGACGCGGATGTGAACTGAGCCGGTATTCGGTCCATAGCTCCGCGATCATCTCATTCATATTGGACCCGGAATACCGGGATACCTTTTGCTCGATGACGCTCTTGTTCTCTGAGTGCCAGTGAGCGATATTGAATCCGGGCCGTCCGGAGCTATCCTTAAACCCAGGCTTCGGAGGCCGTGCCCCCATTGTCTCGGCAAGCTCGCGCCAGAATTGAATTTCCTCCTCATCGTGAATCGTCCCATTCGCCCTATTAGCCTTCAGGATGCCGAGGCGGTTTAGCTCACCGTGAGTACCGTGCCCGAATTCGTGGGTATTGACATTCATCGAGAGGTCGTGACTATTATCAGTCGGCACCCACCATCCGTTATCAACCTGGTACTTGAGGACGTTATCGGCATTGTTCCCAATAAGGACTTCCGGCTTGACGTGGAGCGTATTCCCCTGCCCCGTGTGAGACGCGAGCGTCAAGGTCCCCCTGCGCCCGTGTGGAGCCTTAGTAACCGTAATCGCCGTCCGGCTCACAAGTTCCGGAGTTACCTCTGCCTGCTTAGTGGTCGCCTTAAGGACCTGCTGCCGCATCCGCTTCTTGTCTTCTGCGCTCGCCTGGACCTTTACCTCAAGCGACTTCGGGTGGTGTACTCCTCCGGTAGTGACGGACTTCCGGAACGTCTCCTCTTCAGGCTTACGCTTCGGCGCGTATACGTGAACGCTGTACTTGTCGGTGGCCTTATCATACTGGACGAACAATCCCTCTTCAACTTCGGAGGTCCCATTCTGATAAGCCTGGGCGACCATCCGCTTGGCCGGCATCGAGTTGACGCCATTATCCAGGAGCCGGTTGAACGTATGCTCCGGGCTTCCCTTAACGTCCTCGTTCGCGGCATTCCACCGGCCGGTGAACGGAGCCTTCCCGGCCGGAGGCTCACGGCGCGGAGGAGCGTTAGGAGGCGAGCCCGGAGCCGTCTCGACGGTAGGGCCGTGGGTACCCGCGTGAACGGCCTTAGCAGCCTCCTCCGGGCTCCCGTAGACCTTTGCGTCCCGCTTGCCCCGGTCGGAGGTCTTGAGCTTGACCCGGTACTTATGGCCTTCGGAGGCCGGACGGTCTACCCAGTGGCCGTTAATGTTCCGGCCCTGGCCTTCCTGAAGTGAATGGATTTTCGCGAGGACCGATTCCTGTGACTGGGAATCGACGGCCTCATTTACCATTCGACGGAGCGCTGCGCCGCCACGGGTCCACTTTCCGTGTGAGTCCCGTAGCTCGTGGCTAACGTCGTGTTTAACCACGCACGTGCCCTATCTCTTTGAGCTTCGCCTGCCGGAACCTTCTTGATATCTCGTCCTTTATCGCCTGCGGGCTTCCGGGCTTCTTAGCGGCATTCCGGAGCTGAGCGTCTGACATAGAGGTAATAGGCACTCCATTGTACCGGGTCGTCCCTCCGGTCTTCAGCCGCCATTGTTTTGTCTGGGACGTAGGGCTGATCCTGGATTCAACCTTCCCGC